TGATGACACAACACCGCAGCTGGGTGGCAATTTGGATCTCAATGGAAATCAGATCACAACATCTGCTGGTGCTTACATACGAGGTGATGATGGCTCAGGTCACGGTTTAATTTTTTATTCCGACACTGACGTTAAATTTATAGCGGGAGATGATGATTTCACATTTTCCAATGGTAATGTGGTTGGTGTTAATAACCTTGCGGCAAGTACACTGAACGGGCACACCGTTCCTGGAGGTTCGGCTGGCACAATTGCTTTAACATCAGATATTTCTGGTGGCGGTACTTCTTGGCAAGCGGTTAAAACATCAGCGTTTACAGCAGTTGCTGGAGAAGGATATTTTGTAAACACAACATCAGGTGCTATCACAGTAACTCTACCTTCTTCTCCTAGTTTAGGTGATGAGGTAACTATCGTAGATTACGCTGGTACAGCAGATACAAACAATATTACAGTAGCTAGAAATGGTCAAAACATAGCAAGTTCTGGTAATGACTTAACAGTTTCAGTTGAAAGAGCAGCATTTACACTTGTTTTCACTGATAACACACAAGGTTGGTTATTAAAAGACAAATAAAAATTAAGGAGAAAATAAAATGGCAAAAACATATCAATATTGTGTAGCAGAAAACTGGGGAAAGGGTTTTATCGAACATGATGAATCTTCTAAAATTACGTTTAAAAGCTATCCTGGTAATGTTTGGCAGTTACCAGCACATAACAAACATGCTAATCTTTGGATTGCTAAAGTTGCAGGTGCTGTTAAAACTAAGGATGAAGCACAAGCGATTGTTGATGCAGTGATACAAGCAGCACAAGCTGCGTGGGATGCTTTACCTGATGCTGAGAAAGCACCAGCAGTAGAGAGTAACACAAGACCTGACGATATAATATTAACAGAATAAGTAAGTAAAAAAATATGCCTACATACAAAGAAATTAAAGGAACAACAATTCAATCCTTTGCAACTGATCCATCAAATCCTATTGATGGTCAAGTTTGGTATAATACAACTTCAAACGCATTAAAACAAAAAGTTATTGCAACCGCCGCTTGGTCATCTGGTGGAAATATGCCTACGAACTCATATAAAATGGCATCAACGGGGATACAAACGGCAGCACTTAGTGTTGCTGGAAGTACTGCTCCATCGTCTAATTCTCTTTTAACACATGAATATGATGGAACATCTTGGACGGGTGGTGGAAATTACCCCGAAACAACATATGGATTTGATGGAGCTGGAACACAAACAGCAGGTGTGGCTATGGGAGGCAGAATTGCATCAGCGGATGGTGGAATAGTGAACACTAATGAATATGATGGATCATCTTGGACAGCTGGAGGAAATTTAAATTCTATAAGTAGACTTCAAACATCTTCTGGAACCCAAACAGCAGCTTTAAATATCGGAGGTTTACCATATCAATCTGGAGTTGAAGAATATGACGGAACAAGTTGGACAGTTGGTGGAAGCTTAAACGGAGGTAGATACTATTTAGCGGGTTGTGGAGTTCAAACAGCAACTTTAGCTTATGGTGGACCTGGTAATAAAAGAGGAACCGAAGAATACGATGGAACTTCATGGACAAATCGAAGTCAAATGGGTACTGGAGGATATGGTTTAGGAGGATTTGGAACTACTACAGCAGCTATAGGTATAGGTGGTAATAGGCCAGGTTTCAATAGTGGTACTGTTAATACAGAAGAATGGGATGGAACATCTTGGGCAGCTACTGCAGATATGGCAAACCAAAGAACTTACATGGGAAGCGCTGGAACTCAAACAGCAGGTTTAGCTTTTGGTGGTCAACAAGGTCCATCTACTGGGACACCTGCTATTAACGCATCTGAAGAATTTACAGGTGGAGGAACTGAAACAAGAACAATATCTACTAGTTAAACTAAGGATAAAAAATATGCCTACATACAAAGAAATTAAAGGAACAACAATTCAATCCTTTGCAACTGATCCATCAAATGCTATTGATGGTCAAGTTTGGTATAATACAACTTCAAACGAATTAAAAAATAAAAGAGTTACCCAATCTGGTTGGGCATCTGGTGGAAATTTAGCTACGGCCAGATATTCTTTAGCTGGTGCTGGTATTCAAACAGCAGGATTGGCCTTTGGTGGAGGACCACCCGCAACAGCAGCTACAGAAGAATATGATGGTACATCTTGGACAGCTGGAGGAAACTTAGCTACGGCCAGATTTTATTTAGCTGGTGCTGGTACACAAACCGCAGGAATAGCTTTTGGAGGTAGAACTCATCCACTTGAACCAGTTAAAAATGAGACAGAAGAATATGATGGTTCTGCTTGGACAGCAGGAGGAAATTTAGGTACGGCCAGATATAAATTAGCTGGTGCTGGTACACAAACAGCAGGACTGGCCATTGGTGGTGGAATGCCCTCAACAGCAGTCACAGAAGAATATGATGGTACATCTTGGACAGCTGGTGGAAACTTAGCTACGGCAAGAAGGCAGTTTGCTGGTGCTGGTACTCAAACCGCTGGATTGGCCTCTGGTGGAGTGGGAGCCCCTACAGCCACAGAAGAATATGATGGTACATCTTGGACAGCTGGAGGAAGTTTAACTACGGGCAGAAGGAGTTTAGCTGGTGCTGGTACTCAAACAGCAGGATTGGCCTTTGGTGGAGTTCCCCCAACAGCAGCTACAGAAGAATATGATGGTACATCTTGGACAGCTGGAGGAAACTTAGCTACGGCAAGAGGGGAGTTAGCTGGTGCTGGTACTCAAACAGCAGGATTGGCCTTTGGTGGAATTTCACCATCTGTAACAGGAGCCACAGAAGAATATACAGGTGGAGGAAGTGCAACATTAACAATATCTACTAGTTAACAATATCTACTAGTTAACAATATCTGGTAGTTAAAACATGCCTACATACAAAGAAATTAAAGGAACAAATATTCAAAGTTTTTCATCAGATCCAAGCAATCCTGTTAACGGTCAAGTTTGGTATAACACTGTTTCAAAATTATTAAAAGCTGCAGAGTTAAGTACTACAGGATCTTGGGCTACTGGTGGCAATTTAGGGACTACTCATTACGCAGGAGCAGGAGCAAATCAAGGTACACAAACAGCAGCATTATATTTTGGAGGAACTCCAGGTGCAACAGAAGAATACGACGGATCTTCATGGACTGGTGGTGGAAATATGGGTAGTGGAAGAACAAAATTAATGGGAGCTGGCACACAGACGGCAGGTTTAGCTATTGGTGGGCAACCTGGATCTCAAGTAGCTACAGAAGAATACAATGGAACAGCTTGGACAGCTGGAGGAAATTTAGGTAATTCCCGTTATGCTGGAGGAGCAGCTGGAACTCAAACAGCAGGACTTGTTTTTGGTGGAGTTAATCCAACTTCTGAAGCCCTAACCGAAGAATATAATGGAACAGCTTGGACAGCTGGAGGAAATTTAAATGCTGCAGTAAATAGCAATGCCGGTGCTGGAACTCAAACAGCAGGACTTAATATGAAAGGTAGTCCTGTAAATGGACAAACTGAAGAATATGATGGTTCTACTTGGACAGCGGGTGGAAATATGAACACAGCAAGACAACAATTAGGAGGATCTGGATCTCAAACGGCAGGTATAGCTTATGGTGGTTTTCCACAAAGAGCTGAAACAGAACTATATGATGGATCTTCATGGACAAACAGTACAAATATGAATACTGGAAGACGACTTTTAGGATCTGGTGGTACACAAACAGCAGGTATAGCTGTGGGAGGTAGTGTTCATGTTACCTTAACCACAGAAACAGAAGAATTTACAGGTCCAGGAATAACATTCAAAACGATAACAGCAAGTTAAATTGTGGCTACATACAAAGAAATAAAAAATCTGGTGAATTACTTGGTAGTTTGAAAAAAAAGAACAATTGTCTAAACCTGAAGAATCAAATTCTTAAATAGTTGTTTTTAGTCTTTAGTTTTCTTATAAATATGTAAGAGAACTAAAGGTATTTTATGGCAACACCATCAAGCAGAGAACAATTAAAACAATACGCTTTAAGAGCACTTGGAAAACCGGTCATAGAAATCAACGCTGATGATGACCAGTTGGAAGATAGAATTGATGAAGCGCTTCAATACTTTGCACAATATCATTATGATGCTATTAGAAGAACGTATTTAAAATATCAATACACACAAGATGATTACGATAGAATTAATGCTGATACATCTGAATCAGTAACTAAAAATTCTGTAACAACAACTTGGAAAGAGGGTAACGCATTTATAGTTGTACCTGAAAGTGTAATTTCAGTTATTAATATTTTTCCATTTTCCAATAAAGGTAATCTAAACTTATTTGATGTAAGATACCAATTAAGATTAAATGACCTTTATGATTTTTCATCAACAAGTATTATTAACTATGATGTTGTATTAAGACATTTAGATTTCTTAGACCATGTTTTAGTAGGTGAAAAACCATTAAGATTTAATCAACACGATAACAGATTGTACATTGATATGGACTGGAAGAATGATATACAAGTTGGCGAGTATATAGTTATTGAGTGCTATAGAAAATTAGATCCAACAATTTATACAGATGTTTACAATGACATTTATTTAAAAAGATACACAACCGCTTTATTTAAAAAACAATGGGGTGCTAATCTATCTAAATTTAACGGTGTAGCTATGGTTGGTGGTGTAACATTAAATGGCCAACAAATATTCTCAGAAGCAATACAAGACATTGACAAATTAGAACAGGAAATCAGAAGCACATACGAATTAAATCCAGCAATGATGATAGGATAATGCCATGGCCGTTAATCACTTTTTTCAAAATGGAAACGGAATTGGCAATACCAATGAACAAAGATTACACGAAGATTTAATCATTGAGGGTTTAAAAATTTATGGCCATGATGTCTATTATCTTCCTCGTTCATTAGTTAACCAAGATTTAATTTTAGGTGAAGATTCTCTTTCTAAGTTTGATGATTCATACTTAATTGAAATGTATGTAGAAACAAGTGACGGCTTTAGTGGTGAACAAGAATTAATTAACAAGTTTGGTTTAGAAATTAGACAAGACACTACATTTGTTTTATCTAAGAGAAGATGGAATGATGCTGTTGATTCAGTTCATACAATGATTAAAGAGGGTAGACCTAACGAAGGTGATATTATTTACTACCCATTAATGAATTCATTTTTTGAAATTAGTTTTGTTGAAGACCAAGAGCCATTCTTTCAATTAGGTAATTTACCTGTTTATAAATTGAGAGCAAGAAGGTGGGAATACAGTTCAGAAAGATTAAATACAGGTGTTACAGACATTGATAGTGCTGAAGACCAGTATTCATTAGACCAACTAGCACATCAAGTATCTTTAGAAGATGGTTCTGGTTCATTAGAATTAGAAAATGATAGTGCAAGTGGTGATAGTAATTATTTCTTACTTGAAACATATGCGATACAAACACAATCGCCATATGCAGATAATTTAGATTTAGATAGTGCAGCTGGTTTTAATACCGCTGATACTTCAGATGATATATTAGATTTCACAGAAAGAAATCCATTTGGTGAGGTAGACTTTTAATGTTTGGATATTTTTATAACGAAAGTATGAGAAAAATGACCGTGGCTTTCGGTCAACTTTTCAATAACATACAAATCAAAAGAACAGATAGCTCAGGTAATGTTGTACAATCTATTCGTGTGCCTCTTGCATATGCACCAAAAGAAAAATTTTTAGTTAGATTAGACCAAAAACCTAATTTAGATGAAAGAGAATTTGCAATCACATTACCAAGAATGGGTTTTGAAATTACAGGTATTTCCTATGATGGCAGTCGTAAATTAACTAAAATACAAAAATTTAAACAA